AACCACGTGGCATGTAACGAGATGGATGGTGGGATAAACAAGTCCACGGTTGCATCCAGTATTAAGTCTATGTCTGTTGCGACGGTATATAACAGATTAAATAAGAAGCTGATCCCCAAGAAGTTTATACGTGAGACCAAGTCTAAAGATGACGCAAGGGGCAGACTGCTAACGTCTGGTTCCAAGTCTCAAGATCTCTTCACGTACCTTGGCAAACTATGAACATCATTGCACTAGACTTTGAAACTTATTACGACAAAGAATACAGCCTATCAAAGATCACAACTGAAGAGTACGTTCGCAGTGAACTGTTTGAAGCCATTGGTGTAGGAGTGCAAGTCAATGACGAACCGACCATTTGGTTTTCGGGGGACCATCACCGGACGTACGATTGGCTCCATGAGTTTGACTGGCAGAATAGCTTTCTTCTTGCTCACAATGCTGTGTTTGATGCCTCTATTCTTTCTTGGCGGTTTGATATTTACCCTAAAGGTATTCTCGACACTCTGTCTATGGCTCGTGCATGGCACGGTGTGGATGTGGGAGGAAGCCTCGCATTTCTTGCTGAGAAGTACCAGCTTGGAAAGAAGGGAACGGAGGTAGTCAACGCGCTTGGTAAGCGTAGGGCGGACTTCAGCCCTGATGAGTTAGAGGCGTACGGCGGGTACTGTATTAATGATGTCAATCTGACCCGTGCCTTGTTCGATATCTTGATTCAAAACTTCCCCACCAAGGAATTGAAAGTTATCGACACAACCATCAAGATGTTTACCGAGCCTACGCTTGAGCTTGACTTGCCGCTTTTGGAGCAGCACCTGGAGAATGTCAAGGCTAAGAAAGAGCAACTGCTTGAGATGGCTGCGGCTAACCGTGATGACCTGATGTCCAATGACAAGTTTGCAGAACTGCTCAAGAAGATGGGCGTCGAGCCTCCTGTCAAGATCAGTGCTAAGACGGGCAAGGAAGCATGGGCGTTTGCCAAGACAGACGAGGCGTTCAAAGAGTTAGCTAACCACCCTGACCCTCGGGTGCAGATCCTGGTCGGTGCCAGACTTGGCAACAAGACAACCCTTGAAGAGACTCGCACACAACGGTTCATCGACATCGCTAAACGTGGGCGTATGCCTGTGCCCCTAAAGTATTACGCTGCCCACACGGGGCGTTGGGGTGGTGATGACAAGGTGAACTTGCAGAATCTACCGAGCCGTGGACAGAACGCTAACAAGCTGAAGCGAGCGATACGCGCACCGGAAGGGTTTGTAATTATCGACTCGGACTCGTCGCAGATCGAGGCACGGGTGTTGGCTTGGCTTGCTGAGCAGAACGATCTCGTAAAAGCCTTCGAGAAAGGTGAGGATGTCTATAAGATTATGGCTAGTGCCATCTACAGTAAGCCGGTTGAAGAGATCAGTAAGGACGAAAGGTTTGTCGGTAAGACGACAATCTTGGGTGCAGGATACGGCATGGGGGCGGCAAAATTTGCCGCTCAGTTAAAGGTGCTTGGCACTGAGGTAGAGGAAGCTGAATGTAAACGCATTATCGATGTGTACCGCAGCACCTATGCCAAGATCCCCGAGCTATGGTCGAGTGCTCAACGATGCCTAGAAGCGATCATTCAAAAGCAGTCTGCGTCCCTTGGGCGTGAAGGTGTACTGATATTCGATCCCCTGGAGCAGGGGTTCATGCTACCCAATAAGTTGTGGCTACGATATGAGGGGCTGCACAAAGTAACTACCGATGGCAAGACGCAGTACGAGTACCCCACTCGGAAAGGCGCAACCAAGACGTATGGTGGTAAAGTGATTGAGAATCTGTGCCAAGCTATTGCACGTTGTGTGATTGCCGAGCAGATGACGTTGATCGCTAAACGCTACAAGGTGGTGCTAACGGTCCATGACGCAGTTGCTTGTATTGCACCGAAGGAAGAAGCTGAGGAAGCCAAAGCGTATGTCGAACAGTGCATGCGAAGTCGCCCTCAGTGGTGCATTGATTTACCCCTTAATTGTGAGGCAGGATATGGTGAGAGTTACGGAGACTGTTGATTTTTCCCCGTTTTACATTAGTGCACAGCAACATCTTAAGGAGTTGTACGTCGCGGCAAATGATAAGAAGTTTGAGGAAGCGTTGCTGATCGTCAATGAGTTAGTTGCAGATGTTCGGCAGCTTCAGATCGCGCTGCTCAGTCACGTAGACTCTGGGATATAACATGGCTGCTTGGTCTTATTCCTCCCTCTCACTGTTTCAACAGTGTCCCAAGAAGTACTATCACCTGCGGGTGGCAAAGGATTTCAGGGAGCCTGAGACCGAGCACCTCACCTATGGCAAGCTTGTACACGAAGCGGCAGAGTTCTACATCAAGAATGATGTGCCGATCCCCCCGCAGTTCAGATTCATGCAGGAGCCGTTGGACGCGCTCAAGCAAATTGGTGGAGAGTACCTGTGCGAATACCGCATGGGGCTGACTAAAGATCTTAAGGCATGTGACTTCTTCGCACCCGACGTATGGTGGCGTGGTGTGGCTGATCTTGTGATTATTAAAGATGACAAGGCATTTCTGGTGGACTACAAGACGGGTAAGTCTTCCAAGTATGCAGACACCAAGCAGCTAGAGATTCTGGCACTTGCCCTGTTCGTGCACTTCCCGCAGATCAAACGCATCAAGGCAGGGTTGTTGTTTGTTGTTGCAAACGATTTTGTAAAGGTGGATTACGACACTAGCGCACCGCAGCTTCACTGGGTAAAATGGATGCGAGACACAGCACAGTTGGAAGCGGCGTATGAAAACGATGTGTGGAACGCACGTCCTAACTTCTCCTGTAAACAATACTGCGCTGTGACAAGCTGCCCCCATAATGGACGACATAATTGAGCGGTACATGCACCAAGCGATGGTGCTGGTTGAGTCGAAAACGCCTGGGAAAAGCGTGACGGTGTATAGCTACATAGCACCCAAGATGTACATGGTTAGGGATTGGGTTGCTGAGGATCATCCTGGGGTTAAGATCGTTAAGATCTTTAGCGTTGGGACGAAGAAGTACGAAATCGAACGGGAGAAATACTATGCCCTATACAAAAAGTCCTCGTCCGTACAAGCACGAGTACCAGATGCAACTGAAGCGTGGTGAGCATGAGAACCGTATGGAGCGGCAACGTGCCCGTCGTGCAGTAGATAAGAACGGTAAAGACAATAACGGTAATGGCAAAGCCGATACCCGCGAAGGTAAAGACATTGCACACAAGCGTGCCCTCAGTAAAGGGGGTAGCAATAAAGACGGTTATAGCGTAACATCAGCTTCAACAAATAGATCGTTCAAACGTAATTCATCGGGCAAGTTGGTTTCAGAAACTAGCAAGCGCGAACGCAAGAAGTAAGCAGTACCGTAGTACAAGTTTTTGGGTGGGCCGGAGTGAAAATTCACTTTCGGCCTGTTGATGTCATGGAGAGTGAAAATGAAAGCGAAAATAAGTGAAGACGAGTTTGCAGCTTTATTAAATATTGAAGGTAGGTACTTAGAAGTATTTCAGGAAGAACGTAAGCGGTTAACCCAAACGGACCCTCCATCATGGGTGTGTGATTTTGGGTGGAGCGCATACGTTACTGACCCCACCGGTAGGGGAGTTTTTCGGGCAAGTAATTTCATGAAGACCCGTAAAGGGGCGGTTAGCAACCTATATAGAAAATATTATGCAAATAGTCGCTAACAAAGCCCTGCTCCTGAGAGTCAGGCAACCGAACCGGATCACAACGGTCATACCAAAGAGCAAGATCTTAGACAGTGGGGAGGTGCTAGTTAAGTGGGGGCTAGAAGAAGCACAAGTCCTCAAGAACCTGCGAATCAAGAACGTCCCGTCCCCCATCACTGCACAGTACGATTGGCCTGGACTACACAAACCGTTTGCACATCAACGCACAACGGCAGAGTTCTTAACGTTGCACCGACGAGGCTTTTGTTTTAACGAGCAGGGCACCGGCAAGACTGGCAGTGTTATCTGGGCAGCGGACTACCTGATGAATATCGGCATGATCCGTAGAGTTCTTGTGCTGTGTCCACTGTCTATCATGCAGTCAGCATGGGTGAATGATTTGTTTAAATTTGCTATGCACCGCACGGTGACAGTGGCCCACAGCTACGACAGAAAGAAACGCATCGAGGCAGTGAATACAGACTCTGACTTTGTGATCTGTAACTTCGACGGTCTAGAAATTATCAAGGATGCAATTAACCAAAACGACTTCGATCTGATCGTGGTCGATGAAGCTAACGCATACAAAACAGTGAGTACAAAAAGATGGAAAGCACTTCAATCAATCATCAAAGCAGATACATGGATCTGGATGTTGACGGGCACACCCGCAGCACAGGCACCCACAGACGCATACGGATTAGCAAAGATCATCAATCCTTCTGGCGTACCACGCTTCTTTGGTTCGTTCAAAGACCAAGTGATGCAAAAGATAACGAACTTCAAGTGGGTGCCCAAGCCCCGCGCCGAAGACATCGTGCACCAAGTGCTACAGCCAGCTATCAGGTTCACTAAAGAGCAGTGCTTAGATCTGCCAGACATGACCTATGTGACTCGGGACGTGCCGTTAACCAAACAGCAGATGCAGTACTACGAGCACATCCGCAAGCACATGACAACGATAGCAGCGGGTGAAGAGATCACAACCGTAAACGCCGCAGCCAACCTGAACAAACTTCTGCAATTATCTTGTGGTGCAGTCTACTCAGACAGTGGTGAGGTGGTGTCGTTTGATGCGTCTAATCGCATCGAAGCGTTGAAAGAAGTGATCGACGAGGCAAGTCACAAGGTGATTGTTTTTGTACCGTACCGACATGCCATACAACTTGTTAATGAAGAACTTACTAAGTCAGGCTACTCCTGCGAGATCGTGAACGGTGAGGTGAGTGTCAACAAACGCACCGATATCTTCAACCGATTTCAAACGCAACCTGATCCCAAGGTGCTTATCATTCAACCGCAAGCAGCATCGCACGGTGTCACACTTCACGCAGCGAACGTTGTGATCTATTGGTCTCCAGTAATGTCTGTGGAAACTTATCTACAGGCGAACGCACGTGTGCATCGTGCGGGCCAGCGTAATCCATGCACGGTGGTGCATCTTCAAGGCTCGCCGGTAGAGCGGAAAATGTATGCCATGCTCCAATCCAAAGTGGACATCCACACGAGATTGGTTGACCTTTACGACAACATCATGAAGGAGAGTTGACATCCATAAAGTTTATTGGTAATATTTAGTTGTAATAACTAGGAGAGTGAAAATGGATATGAAAGCTGATAAGCTTGTCAAGACGTACATTAAGATACGCGACAAACGCAAAGAGATTGCTGAGCAGTACGAGAAGGAGGATGCAGAACTAAAAGAAAGTCTAGAGCTTATCGAGAGCGAACTGCTTGAGGTATGCAAACACATGGGTGCTGATGGTTTCAAAACCGAGTATGGTACGGTTACTCGCAAGGTTGCCAAACGATACTGGACAAGCGACTGGCACTCGTTCCACAACTTCATCAAAGAGCACAGTGCTTTAGAACTGTTGGAAAAGCGTATTGCCCAAACCAACATGTCCGTGTTCCTTGAAGAAAACCCTGACCTGCTTCCCCCTGGTCTTAACATCGACAGCAAGTACGCTGTCACCATTCGGAGAAAATGATGAGTGAACTAACTGTTTTAAGTAGTAACCTTCCCGCGCACCTCGCACAGTTGGGAGGATTGGATGATGTGACCCGTGCGCTTATGGGTAGCGGTGGTAGTGTGCCCCGCATCTCCATCGAAGGTGGTGTATTCCGCATGATGCTCAACGGCAAAGAAGTTGCCAAGAACGAAGATCGTGCAATGAACGTAGTTATCGTAAACGCAGCGCCCAAGGTATCTCGTATCTTTTATATGGGTACGTATAAGAAGGGTACTGTGACCCGTCCCACTTGCTGGTCTCCTGACGGTGAAACTCCTGACCCGTCTGTGAAGGAGCCGCAAAACAAAACCTGTAAAGGTTGCCCACAAGACATCAAAGGCTCTGGGGTTGGTGATACACGTGCTTGCCGCTTTCAGCAACGTCTTGCTGTGGTGCTTGGGCATGATATCGATGGTGAGGTCTATCAGCTTACGCTGCCTAGCATGTCTATCTTTGGTGAAGGCGAGCCGGGGAAGTGGCCTCTGCAAACTTATGCCCGTCTGATTGGCACCAAGGGGATTCCGATCTCTGCCGTGGTCACTGAGATGCGTTTCGATACAAGCAGTCAATCGCCCAAGCTGACGTTCAAGCCTATTCGTTACTTGGAGACCAACGAGTTCACGACGGTCATCGAGAAGGGTAAGTCAGAAACCGCTCAGAAAGCGATTACCATGACGGTTGCACAAGTAGATGGTGTATCGGAAACTGCTGACCTTGATATCCCTGGTGCGCCCCCACAAGCCGCAGCGGTTACCCCTGCTACAGCCGAAGTGGAAGTTGAAGCAGCCGCTGAGCCTACCAAACGCAGCGTGAAGAAAGAAGAACCTGCACCCAAGAAAGATCTCAGCAAAGTTCTTGAAGAGTGGGATGACTGATACGGATACTTAAAAGTTTGAGGAGGCTAGGGGGCACCCGAAAAGGGTAGTCCGCCGTCCTATCCCTGCCTACCTTAATTTACGACGGCGCATTGGAACGACGGCATGTTTTCAAGGAATGACTTCCTAGCGGCAGTGCTCCCCCCAACGGGGCCATACTGTGCGGTGGGATTACACAGCGACAGATCACCAAAACAAATATTCGTCGATACCATTGAGGAATTGTCCGACCAAGCCGATGTGCTGGTTCATGATGGATACGACGCATACTTCGCAACAGCTTCATACAACAATGCCAAGGAGGGGCGCAAAGGTACAAATGTTAAAGAGCTTGGATCACTGTATTTAGATATCGACTGTGGTGCGGGTAAGAAGTACGAAGATCAAACCGAAGGACTGAACGCGCTTAAAGCGTTTGTAAAGCAAGCAAAACTTCCAAAGCCTACAGCAGTCATTAACTCAGGGCGTGGACTGCACGTGTACTGGGTGGCTGACAGACCGCTGAGTGCAGCAACATGGAAACCCAAAGCAGAAGGACTCAAGGCACTGTGCAACACGCACGGGCTTTTTGCAGACCCCGCAGTAACGGCAGACACTGCACGTATCCTGCGAATCCCAGAGACACTGAACTTTAAGAACCCCAACAGCCCACAAGCTGTGACCGTGCTGATGTGGGGTAAGCGTATTAACTTTGATGACTTTGAAGATCAACTAGCTACCGTTGAATCAATCCTTGACATCCCTGGAGAAAAGCCCTTCGTGCGCCAGATGGACGCAACGACGATGGCACTCATGGGGAACTATCAGTCTAAGTTCAAGAACATACTAATAAAGTCTCTCAATGGTGAAGGATGCGCTCAGATCGCATACGCCTACGAGAATCAAGAAACCCTAGCAGAACCTTTATGGCGTGGTGCGTTGTCCGTAGCGTTACGGTGCGTCGATGGTGAGAAGGCTATCCAGCTACTGTCCAAAAAGCACCCAGAGTACAACCCACAACGTACTAAGGATAAGGCTGCTAAAACCAAAGGACCGTACACCTGTGATTGGTATCGTAAAGAGAACCCAGCGTTGTGTGCGGATTGTCCGCAAAAAGTTTCGTCGCCTATTCTTCTTGATCGAGAGGTGGTAGCAGCAACTGAAGAAGAACGTGTTGTCGTATCTGTAGAACCTATAACAAAAGAAGAAAAGACTTATCAGATCCCGCAGTATCCGTTCCCGTTCTTTAGGGGGCGTGTCGGTGGCATCTACCGGAAAGCATCAAGTGCCGACGAAGAAGACGAACTCATATACCCATATGATTTCTATGTGGTGAAGCGGATTCATGATCCTGAAGAGGGTGAAACATTGTGGCTGCGCCTCCATCTACCCAAGGATGGCACCAGAGAATTTATGATTCCTTTGAACGCCGCGCTTTCCAAAGAGCGGTTTGTTAACACGATTGCTGCCCAAGGTATGGCAGTGCTAGGTAAAAAACAGGATGCGCTTATGTTGTATGTCACACGATGGGTTGAGGAACTACAAGCAATTGGCAAGTCAGAGATTGCACGAAAACAATTTGGTTGGCTCGATGACAACAGCAGCTTTGTGATTGGCGAACGCGAGATCCTCGCAACGGGTGAAGAGGTTTACAGCCCGCCCACAAGTGCCACACTACCTATCGTGCCGATGATGCAGTCAAAGGGTGACTTCCACGTATGGAAAGATATTATCAACGCATGGGGTAGGCCCAACATGGAGCAGCGAGCGTTTGCTTTCTTCATGGGGTTCGGTGGCCCACTGATGAAGTTTGTGGGTGGTGGGATGCTCGATGGGTTTGTGCTGAACCTCATCAGTCAGAAGGGTGGCTCGGGTAAAACGACATTGCTACATGGCATCAACTCCATATACGGCAGACCCAAAGAACTTCTCCTGTCTTACAAAGATACGCACAATCACAGGCTGCAACGATTAGGTGTTATGCAGAGTCTGACTCCGACGATTGACGAGT